AATAACAATGCCTAATGAAGATGAATATAAAAAAAAAATCAAAGATCTTTCAAATAAAGCGAGCACAACTTCTAAGGCACCAATGAGTTATGAAGATTTATATTATACAAGTATTTTGTATTATACCATGGGTATGTTTTTAATAGCCGCGCAAACAAGTATTCCCTCTTTGCGAACACGAAAAACATTTCCTGGTTGCGTAAGATCATTTTCAGGATTTCCTTTTGAAGGTGCTGGTGATATGACAAGCGTACGTTATTTAACATGTATTTGTTATCAAATCAGAAAAAATATAGCAAAACCGTGGTATATACTAAAAAATTCAAAAGAAGAATACATTGAAAAAAAAATAGTACTTGTAATAAATGAATATCTATTAAAACTACCTGACGTAAAAAGAAAAATAGATGAAAAGAATGAATATTTACTAACACAACCTCCAGACGATATACCAAAAGAATATGATGTTATTAATTGGACACAATTTTTACCTCCTTTAATACCATTTAAAATAAAAAATTTGGTCAATATTTCTACTGAATTCAAAAAAAGCTTATTAGATAACATAAAATCTGGTAATAAAAAACAAAATGAACAAATACTAGTAATCCATTCAAAGATTATTCAGTTTTCTTTAGCGATACAAGAGAGAATAGAAGAAATAGTTAAAAAGAAAGATCTGGTTTTGAGTAAAATGAATAACGAATATTATTTGGAAAATGCTTGCTGTCAAGAAAAGAATAGCAATAATATTACTACTATTGGGTATTTTGAAAAAGAAGATAGCAGAATCAGCGATTATAATAATATTGTAGCCAATTTATCCAATATAATTGAAGATATTAATGGATATTCTAGAGCAGTATTACTTTACAGTCCAATAAATACAAAGAATATATATCCTCCAATTAAAAAAGAATTTTCTGAAAAAACAATATATTATGCATTTATTTATTACTGTAATTTTACATCTTTTTTGCCAATACCTGAAAATATATTGCCATTATGTAATCAAAAACCTTTAGATATTATTAATTTAACAGATAGTAGAGAAGAGATTATCAAAAAATTAAAAGAGTCTGGAATTAATTATTCATTAGAGTCTTTCTTACGAATGATGCAAATTATTTCAAGGAATAATTTAATTCAAATAGATATTGATAATACATTGATATCATCTTTAAGAAAATTTACATATTTTTTGGAAGAAATCAAATCAGAACATAATGAAACCGTTGTTTCTCCTGAATTAACCAATTTATTTTTGAATACTATTGATACTTTTGACATAGGAAGACAAGAAAGTAGTAAAGAAACAAAAGATTTGAATAATTTCTTAATTGAAGAAATTGAAGATATGAAGCAAAATTTATTGGATTTTTTGCGTCAAAATAAAGGTAAAGATGTTTCGCGAAATAAACTAAATGAAGTTCTTTTATTTATTGAAAATTTGTCTAATTGGTCCGATGATAAATCGCAAAATAATATGAAACCCATCGTATCAAATGATGGTACCTTTAATTTTATAAATTTTTTTAAAGCTTTCATTCATAATTTTATAGACATTTTTCCTAACATTATTTTAAATAAAGTAGATTACAAAGAAAACTATATTCAAAAATATTTGGGTCTTTCAAAATATCATGAAAATAAAATAAAAAATATTATTAGTGATTATTATGATAATTTGAGAGCATTTTATAATACTCCGTCTCTATTAAATATTTTACAAAAAATACAACGTTCATGTGATAATTTATTAAAATTATCAAAAATTACACCTACTTTTATAACAATTAGAAATTTAAAAAATAGTGAAGACTCAATCAATCCAATTTTTAATGAACGTACTAGTAAATTTTTGTATGAGTATTATTTGTTAAAAGTTATGGATGAATATATTCGTTTATCAGATGATCCTTCTATGATAGTTAAAAAAGTGGATCGTGAAAATATAATAAGTAATAGAGTGAACGTTGACGAAAATACATTTAACATTGTTTCGCTTGATTATTTAGACGAAACAAATACTGCAATTGATATTAATGTTGACATTGATAATAGAATAGAATTTGATACAAATTTATTGAGTGGTGATAAAAAAGAGTTAAAACAAAAAATATCAGGTTTATTGATTGAATTCTTACGTATTATGAATTCATATAAAGAAATCGTAGATATTTCTTATGATCAAGTCGTTGATAGAATTTTTAAACTAAAAGAAAAAGAAAAAAATATTATTACAGACAGATTAAAAGGTATGGACGATGAACTACGTGATGCAGATACAATATTAAAAATAAATAAATTAAGTATTTGGAGTAAGGGACTCCAAAAAGGGCTTACTACTTATGTAAAAGAAACATATGATGAAGAAAGAGAATTTGTTGAGCAGATGTTACAATATGAAAGAAAAGCCGAAAAGAGAATTAGGGAATCTAATATGGATAATAATAATTTAGACACTGTATTAGATGATTTAATTGAAGAAACCGATAGAGAAAATGAAATTGAAAGAGAAGCATATGATATTGGTGGTTATACAGAAGATTATTTAGACGGACAGTTTGAAGGAGATGATGTTGATTATGAAGATTATTATGATACTTAATTTATAAATTTTAAAATTTGTAATTTATTAAATTACAAATAGTCCAAAATAATATTTTATTTTTTAATATAATAATAATTTATATTAAATAATAACAATGTTCATGAATAAAAATTATATTAGAGAAAATATTACATTAATATCAATTATTTTATTTGTAATTATGTTTGGTTTAATTGTTATGATAAAACCAGCGTTCTTATATAATAAAGATGGAAGTATAAGAGAATTTGGTATTGGATACAAAAATAAAACAATTTTACCTATTTGGTTATTGTCATTGATTTTAGGAATTATTAGTTATCTACTTGTAATGTTTTACTTAGCAAGCCCCAAATTTTTATAAAATTTATAATTTATATTTTATATTATAATATAAATTTATGTTTGTATTATAATATTATAATGAAAAATATACAAAACCAAACAAAGGTTGATAGTAGTTTTAGTATTAATAATGATACACATGAAAAAGATGAAAAAGATGAAAAAAATGGTGAAATTGAACTGATTAATAATAAAAATATTAATATTAATAAATGCGAAACCAACTATAATTATCACGATGATAGTAGTGACGATTTAAGCGAATTTACTCAATACAGGGACCACGATTTTGAGAGTGATGATGATTTAGAAGATACTTTTGATTTTATTTTTGATTTTGATATCATTTATAAACCTAAAATTAATATTGACTTGTTACAAATTATTGAAATTAAAAATAAAATAGTAAAAAGAACCAAATTAAATGCATTGGAATTATTATATATAAAAAAACTGAATGATAGTGAAAAATTTGAATTGATAAAATTATTCAATCATATGGTATAAAAGGTTTCACGTAAAACCGTTTTTAATTTGTTAAAGTATATACTTTACTAGTGGCTTGTTGTTGTTCCTTTTTAATTTTTTCTTGTTCACTTACATAGTTTTGATAATTTTTTGCCATTTGATTAGGATCAACAACGCAACCACGGGTAGCTATTTTTAATTGAACAATAGCAGATATTAATAATCCAGTGTATATATACCACATTGCCTCACCAATACTATCACGTGTAACAACTAAATCAAAAAATTCATTGCGCTTTTGATTTGCTAGAGGCCCATCATTTTGATATTGTGATTTCATCAATGGTTGTAGTGTATTCCAATATTCTACAAAATTAGATGGAACTATTTGATTTATTAATAAAGACGTATTTCCAAAAATTTTAACAGTCATGTCTGCAGCTTCTTGTAATCCTTTTTGTGTTGCACCTCCATTTTGATCTAAAGGAATATTAGGTGCATCGGTATTTTCAATAATATCAGTATCATTTGTTGGTGTGTTAATAAGCAACTCTGTTAATAATTGATTTGCTGAACCTGAAATATAAAAATATCCAACTACATCTGAAAATGCAGATTTAAACCCTGGATAAACCATAAGAACAACAATAACTGCGCCAAAGATTATTGACCAAGGAATAAAAGTATAAGCTCCTGACGCTGATAGATTTTCTGTAATACTTCCACCGCAAGTTTGTGTTATTATGTACGTATTTACAATAAATTGGACTATTAATATTGCAAAAAAATAAACAGCTAAATATACTTTACTATTACTTAAATAATTATTATAACTATCTTGATTTGTCATATCATCGTATTTCAAATTTGGTTTTAATGCCAAATAATATACAAATGTTGTTAATAAAAAAGTAAAAATATTTAAATAACTGCTTGCCATTTAATTATAATTAGTATATTTATATATTATTATGTATAATTTAATTTATAATTATAAATGTATTTATTATGATATTGGAGCGCGCAGATATACAACCACCTATATTAGTAGAAAAAGGTGTTAAATATTTTCTGAATGAAACTCTTAAACAATGCCATAAATTTAAAGAAAAGTTTCATAATTGGATTTTTAATATTGGTTTATTATTAATTTTTTTGACAATTTTAGGATGTATATTAATTTATAAATATAAAGGGAAAATGACTCCTATGGAGAAACAAAGGAAAGATAGAGAAAAACAACAATATATATTATCCAAAGTGCAAAAATTCCAACTTGCTAAAAAGAAGGCACATCAAGAATTGATTACAGGTTTGCCTAATTGGGAAAACGAATATGAAATTTTGAATAATAAACTTATTTATTAAATAAATTATTAAATATACTCTATATATAACTATTAAATATAGAGTATGTCCAGAACCACAATGTCTGTAATGGATGCATTTAATGAATATTACAAATTAAAAAATAAATATGAAAATGAATTTTATAAAGATAAACAAAAAATTATTAAGAGCAAAACAATGAGCTGGAAAGAAAAAAGAAATAATTTTAAACAATTAAAACCAAAATGTATAAATTGTAAACGCCCAGTAGGTACGATTTTTTCAATTAAAAAAAGTGGAGATCCTAATAACGATTTTAGAGAATTAAAAGCAATATGTGGCAGTTTATCAGAACCATGTAATTTAAATATTAATATAAACACTGGGGTTACTTACAACATTTTAGATCACATTAAAGAATTAGAAAAAGATATTGAACAATATAAGAATGAAATTATTGAATACAAAAACAAACTTCTTTTTGGTTACATTAACTCTGGAACTGCAGTAGATAATTTTGATAGAATAAAAGATGCAATTAATGACACTAGTTTTTTATTAAATATTAATTATGAAAGATTTTTTGATATTATAGACAATAAAACGACTAATACACAAATATCAAAATTGAAAGAAGAAATATATATGTTAATTAACGATGTTAAAGAAAATATAAAAAAATTTAATTCTACAAATAATATTCAATTTGTGAGGGATTCGGTTGATATTTATGTAAATCAATTAGAATCAAAATTGAAAGAATTATTAAATATGAAGTACAATATTAATTTAGTAGAATTTGATGATTCTGAAGGCGTCTATCATCTAATACAACAAAAAAATAGTATTTTTGATTTAGAAGATAATTACGTAGCTCCTGAACTAGTATCTTTTGATTTTGGTGAAATATATAATAAAAAAACAATAAAATCTAACAAGCCTGAATTAAAAACATTAGGCGACGATGAAACCATTACAAAAATAATTGAACCTATTTACAATAATGATGGAACAATTTCATGGGGAAACAGTGAATACCAAAATATTTGGAACCGTTTGTCTTTTGAATATAAAAAAGCTTTACTAGATGATAAAGACTGGTTAATTTTTACCGCAAATAAATTAGTAGAAAATAAAAAACAAAACAAACCTTTGGAATTTGTAAATCCAAATAATTTAATAATACCTCCACAAATAACGGATAACGGAAAATATGATTTTGGAAATAAAACTTATAATACTATATTTAACAAATTTGATAAATCATATCAAAATACACTTTTAACATTATATTCAGATAAAAATGGCGCGCGAAATTATGACATGATGATAAACGCAATAAACAATATAGTAAAACAAGAGTTAAATGTAAATAATTTTTTATAAAAATATAATTATAATAAATTTTAATAGTAATATATTTTATACTAGTTATAGCAAAATGATATTTGAATATTTATCGTTTCCTATTTTTTTAATAAGTTTTGCAGTTGGGTTATTTTTTGTATATATTTATGGTCCTGAAATGAAAACAATTTATATTTATCCTAGTCCTGAAAACATTGACAAAATATTATTTAAAGATAAAGCCGACAATTGCTTTAAATTTGAGGCAAATGAAATTAAATGCCCAACAAATGAATCTCTTATAAGTAAAATTCCACTACAGAATTAATTACAATATGGATTAAATTTATTATATATATTTCTTATATAGGTAATATATTAATGTCATTTTATCTAGGTAGATTTCTTCATACACATAACGGTAAAATAATCATGTCTATTTTACTGGGGTTTGGTTTAGCTTCTTTGTTTAGAGCTGTATGTAAAGATAAAGATTGTATAATTTTTCATGCAGCTCCTTTAGAAAAAATTAAAGATAAAATATATAAATATGATAATAAATGTTATAAATATACTGTAACGCCTACAATGTGTAATACTAACAAAAAAATTGTTGCCTTCTGATTTAGTTTTTTTTGCGTAATTATTATAATCAATCATTCTTTATAATAATTATAATACATTTAAAGTAATATGAGTGATCAATCAAACACAACTACAAGTATTATGGATTTACCAACTGACCCAGTAAATGGTGGTGGTATTAATAACAATAATATAAATTTAAATGCTAGTGAAAATTTACAACAGGCCAATATGCAACATAATCCACCATCTATAAATTTAGATCAGAATACAATAAATCAAATAGTAAATGGCCTTCAACAAGCAAGTACAAGTGGTGCAACATTATTACCGTCTAGGGATATTCCAATGACAACTAATAATTTAACGAACGATGCAAGTATCCAACCAAATTTTATACCACCTGTACAAGATAATTTAGGTCAAGGTGATTACATTAATAATTATCAAGAAACCAATGATATTATTAACAATTATAATTCAAATATGGAACGCAACAACTCGTTGGATGATATGTATAACGAAATACAAGTACCTATTCTATTGGCAGTACTTTATTTTTTATTTCAATTACCATTTTTTAGAAAATTTTTATTTTCTTATTTTCCTGTATTATTCTCAAAAGATGGAAATTTAAATATTTATGGTTTTATTTTTATGAGTACATTATTTGGAATATTATATTATTTTTTAAATAAAATAAATACACATTTTGGAAAATTCTAATAATTTGTAATAATTAAATTATCGTGACCACAATGGTAAGTATCAAATAATTCTTTATTTTCAAGATATATTAAATACCAAACATTTACTTCCCACATAATAGTTTTTTTTTCAAATATAATTTGTAAACATTTTTCTTTCATTAAATCAGCAAATTGTAATAATTTCTCTTTATTTCCTCCAAATACTCCGCCGGCAAAATACCATGATATATCTCTGTATATATCAATACGATAGATTAATTGTAAATTCCATATAGTTCCGATTCGTATATTATTATATGTTTTATCATAAAATGATTCTAATATATTGATGAATGTATCATCATCACATTTAAATACATGTCTTATTCCAAAATCAGTCCATACAAATTGATATGTATTAAAAGGATTTAGCTGTATTGCTTGTTTAACCCATTCGGTTTTATTGCACATTGTAAACATAAATTCAATAGTGTCTTTGGCTAAATTATCTGTATTCAAAGAAAAATTTGTTAAGACATCATTATTCATATATTGATACATTTCATAATCTGTTTTATCAATTAAAATAATTTTAGTATATTCATTTTCATAAATATGTATTCTCTCATACATTATTTGATCTACAAATACAATTTTTGGTATTTTTGCTTGTAAAAATAAAACACCTAACTGATAAAATTTGTCTGTATTGCAATCAATTTTTTGATTCACATTAGTTAAAAATCCTGATACTAATGTTGTCATTTATATAAATATAAATATAAATTATTTATATTTATATTTATATTTATTAATATTTATAACATTTACAACATTTATAACATTTACTTTTTATTTTTCCTTGTCTTTGCATTTTTATTATAAGGATTATATGGATCATCGTTTTTTCTAGTATTAAATCCAAAATCTAAAAGTCCTTTCGTTTTTTTGGTTTTTTTATGTTTTCTTGTCTTTTTTTCTTTGGTTTCTTTTGTTTCTTTTGTTTCTTTTGTTTCTTTTGTTTCTTTTGTTTCTTTTGTTTCTTTTGTTTCTTTTGTTTTTTCAACTTTGTCATTTTCTTTATTATCGGGGGTTTCTTTTTTAAATTTATTTTGATCCGGTTTATAATTAAGAAACCATTCTTCATATTCAAGAGTCCCCTTTTTTTTTTGAAGCTCTTTAAATTTTTCCGCTTTTTGCGCACGCATTTCTTCAAGACTATCTTGATGACCATAGCAAATAATACTAAATCGTTTAAGCAGACCTTTTTGTTTAAGCCTATTTTTTTGCTGTACATCAAAAAGAAATTTTGACATGCACAAAATTCTCTCAATAAACTCATTATAATAATCGCGATTAGTGTACAAAAAAGATAAGAAAAAACTTAACATAGTATCTATTGTAGCTATTTTAACATTTTTTCCATTAATTTTAATTACATTATAACTATGACATGCGATTGGTTTATATAAAAAGACAATAGTATCGTTATCTACTCTTATTTCATAATGTTCTGGAATAATTTCTCCTACTGGTTTATGATATATTATTTTTGTATTTTTTACACCTATATCTTTTAATCTTTCCACAATAATTTCAGCAGTAGTTTTTGGTTCGTGTGATATTACATCAAAATCAGGAATTTTTTCCAGTTTTTTCCTTAAATTTTTTGGCATATATTGTGAATAAAGCGAAATAGCGAATCCGCCAAAGAAAACTACGCCCTGGTTTATTAATGTATTTCTAATATTTATATATATATCATCTTCGTCTTTAATATCAAACATTTTTCGCTGTATTTCAATATTATTACAATTATTACTTGTTAAAGGATAATTTTTATTTAACAAAGTTAAACGCTTTAAAACTTTTTCCCACCTTGATATATCCCCTGCAGGTCTTGAAAGTTCTAAATACATTGACATTCTTAAAAAATTAGCAGGAGCATATAAAATTCCTGAAACTCTAATAGAATCCTTTTTAAGTGCATTATAAATTTCTTTTGGAAGTTGAGTAATGTCTGCTACTGGTATAAAATTAACAAATACTTTGAAAGTACCATGATGTTGTCCCGATTTTGCTTCAACGTCTGTGTATCCATTTTTATAATATAAATCTGCTAGCTGTTTTGCATCCCTTAAAGCATCTGGTGAGAAAAAATCATAATCAGGTATCTCTACATCTTTATTATAAAATTGATCTTCTATAGGTAAAATATTATTGATTGCAGTACCTCCATAACAAATTAGACTCTTAATTTTTATAAAATTTTCAACAATTTCAATCATTTTAATAATTTCTTCAGAATTTACAATGCGTTTTCCTATCTTTTCTTCTGCATTATCAACTGCCATGCGTAATATGGTTAACTCACAGTCTTGAAAAGTTAAACCCTTACATACATTTTTATCAGTTTTCATAGTTATTATATTTGTCTTATAATAACTTGATAAATAAAATATTTCTTAATCTAAATATAATAATATATAAAAATATTACAATTATTATTTACAATAAATGAATAACGAATTACAAATTGAATTAATACCAGAAAAATGTCTAAAAACACGCATCACGCATGAATATAAAGAATTATCCAAAATTTATACAGTTGATAATATAATAGTGATATATAACAACGAGCAAAAAAAAATTATAATTACAATAAATCATAATATACTTGAGCTTATGGAAACACATAGTTTTGTCATTGACAAAAAATATCCATTCGTTCCACCCCTTTATCATTATAATGATCGTCGCTATTCATATTACTTGAATTTACCATCTCTAAAATTTAAAAATATATTAAAAACAATTTACAATAAGGATTGCTTGTGTTGTAGTTCATTAAATTGTAAATACAACTGGTCCCCTGCAATAAAATTAAACATGTTTATAAATGAACTGAATAAAATAAGACAATATAAACGAAATATTGTATACAAATTACTATGTAGTCAAATAAAATACACCTATCTTAATGACGATATACCAATTGAATGCTTTTTGTTTTAGTTGTAATTAACATTCCACCCGCTTTCATTTGCAATTTCAATTTTGGTTGCATTTTCAGGTAATTTGACATTAACACTTTCTTCTTTACTATCATTTGCTTTTTGGTATAAAATTTTGTAATCATCACAACTTTTATAAAATAACATAAAATATTGAATAAGTTCGTCGTCGGTTGTTTCTTTCACGCCGTGACATCTCATTTCAGAAAATCCATTCATATCTAATATCTTACATAACATATCACTATGTTCATTATTATCTAATAGCAAAAAGTCGTTACTTTTGTCTTGATACAATTCTTTTAATTCAGTTAATTTGTTATAGAAACTCTCTAATCCTATTATACAATATTGAGTTTTATAATTAAGATTAACAATTTTATTACAATATTTATGTGTATAGTTTTTTCGTTTCCAAATTTGTACGTAATTGTGTCTGTAATTTACATCTTCGTATGCATCTTTTTCTTTCATTATATTATCAATATCATATTTTTCATAAGTTTGTTTATTTAATCCCCATATAATTCTATTAATTTCTGAATTTCGTATTAACGAAAAATTATTATTACCATTATTCATATATTGAATATAACCGCATTTATGTATTTTTACTATTTTTGTTTTTGCAGCAGATCTAATTAATACTTCATAATCATCTAAAATTGGTAAAAATTCACAGAAATTGCCCATCTCCATGAGTGTTTTTCTTCTCCATATTCTTGGATGATTAGGAACACCTACAATATGATTCAATGTAATATTATTAATATTAGGTGTTGAACATACATATACCCAATTGTTTCTGATTTTTTGTCTATAATAACATGAATATCCTAATCCAAAAAAATCTCCGTAATTAAAATTTGACCCATCTTCATAAATATTAATAAAGTCCATATAAACGAAACCAACTTCAGGATCATTTTCAAAAACGTTTGTTGCGTCTAATAAAGTATCTGGGAAAATCTCGTCATCGTGATCCATTTCCAAGACATATTTACCACGACATAGAGAAATTGCTTCATTTTTTACATTACCTATATTACCGTTATTTTCACTTCGTTTATACAAACGAACTCTTTTATCATGTTTTAAATTATCTTTTAAAAATACAAAATGCTCGTCATCCGGCGAGTCATCTAATATTACCCATTCCCAATCTCTCATATTTTGAACTTTAATGCTATCATATGCTCTCATTATTTTATAATATGAATTATAACATGTAGTAAACAGTGAGAAAACTGGACGATTACTATCAAAATCTGATATTACAAGAGAATGTAGATAACAATAATTAACTCCATTATTGAATTGTTCAATAGTTTCATTATTTAATTTATCAAAATGAATCCACCTTTTTCTCATTCTATCTAAAATCATACTATTTACGTCGCCACAATAAATAGATTCGCTTTCACCAAATGTTATCAACAAATGATAATTTGGATCAAACATTTTATTTAATTCTTCTTTATTTTTTATAATAAAAATGCTACAATTAAATTTGTCTTTATTAGCTTCTATAAATTCATCAATATATGAATATTCGTCGTATCTGAAAAACAAAATATATGGATATTTCATTATAATTTAATAAATGTTATTTTTTTAAATTATAATTAATAAAAATTAGATTTATTTAATATTTAAAATTATAGTAATCTGTAGATATTTGTCTTGTTTCGTAAGAATATGCTGGATTTTGTGGAGTTGGAGTAGGAATGGTAACTTGTTTATATCGTAAATTTTCTGGTTTCAATGCAAACGCATAACCTGATTCATTAAAAAAGATTGCGTTTTCTTTTAAAAAATTATCCACAAACTGATAACGCATTGCTACCATTTGACAACCTGCTGCTCTGCACAACATTCCACTAGGATTGCTTGGATTTACGCCTGTGTCAGGAAAGACAATTGTCATACATCTTTGATTAAACTGTTCTAATTCATTAATATCGGGCGTATTTTTAACATTAAAATACGGCAAAGCTCTCATAAAAACCGAATTACTTGTCATATTTACGTATTCCATAAATTCTTTATTTTCCAAATAAGAATTATTTGATTTGTCAACGATCAAAATGATTTTATTCATAAAAGAAGTTAATGGTTGTGCCCCAATATTTTTGCCATAATTTTCATAACTATATTGTTTTCCTAACATAAGTTTATCATAAGATTTAAATATACTTGCTAAATTATTATAAATGGTTTGTTCATTACTTTTAATTCTCAAATGAATAATTAAGGGATCTGTTGGATTAGGAACTGTTCCACTAGAAAAAGCATAATTACTAATAACAGACATCACCTCACTGAATTTAACACTATTAAAAGTTTCTTTTACATAATAATTATTTGAATTAGAACTACTACTTGACACAACTGGAATATTATTCACATTATAAATTTCAAAATCTAAACAACGTACACCTTCTTTAAGAATACCTTTTAAAATACATACATCTACGTAATCGTTTTGATAATTACCACCACTGCAAGCGTTATAAGCAGTTTTAATATAATAATCATACAAATTACCACTGCAATCACTAATTTTTGAAGATATAGGTCTAATTTTTCCATTTATTGATGGATATAATGTATTTATATAACTACATTCTTTTGATTCAAGACTAGCCAAATAAATCATGTAGGAAATATAAGAAATTGTAATTATTATTATAAGTGCTAAAATTAAATAACAGACAAAATCTTCGTTCATATTATTTATCATATTTATCATACTTAATATATTATATTATTTAAAAAATTAAATAAATATATATATTAATTAGTATTAATAGATTATGGCAGGTGGATTATTAAATTTAGTATCAAGCGGACAACAAAATGTAATATTAAATGGTAATCCTTCAAAAACTTTTTGGAAGGCTGCTTATTTAAAATATACAAATTTTGGAATGCAAAAATTCAGAATAGATTTTGAAGGAACTACAACGTTGCGTTTGGCAGAATCGTCTACCTTTCAATTTAAGGTACCTAGGTACGCAGATCTATTGATGGATACATATATTGTTATAGATTTACCATCCATATGGAGTCCAATATTGCCTCCTCAAGAGTATATTAAACCTGATGGGACCACATCATATACTGGTTGGGCACCATATGAGTTTAAATGGATTGACTATATTGGTGCAATGATGATTGAAAAAATAACAATTAATTGCGGCAATCAAAAGTTACAAGAATATTCTGGATCTTATCTTTTGAATATGGCCAGAAGAGATTTTACTGGACAAAAATTGAATTTATTTTATCAAATGATCGGTCACGTTCCAGAATTAGTAGATCCTGGAAATGCAAATAGTCGCGTAAATTCTTATCCTAATGCTTACTATACCGAGAATATTGCTGGCGCGGAACCTTCTATTAGAGGAAGACAACTATTTGTTCCTTTAAACTCATGGTTCACTTTAAAAAATCAGATGGCATTCCCTCTAGTTGCGTTACAGTATAATGAACTACAAATATATGTAACGTTTAGACCTATATGCGAATTATTTAAAATAAGAGACGTTCTTGACCCAATAAATAATTTTCCATATATTGCACCTAACTTCAACCAATATCAAAATCAAATGTATAGATTTTTACAAACACCTCCAGATATTGAACTTGGAATTAATTCATATTTAGATCAGAGAAGTGTATGGTTCCCAAATGTTCATTTGATGTCAACATATTGTTTTTTGTCAAATGATGAGTCGCGTATATTTGCCAAAAATGAACAAAAATATTTGTTTAAACAAGTGAATGAAAAGGTATTTTATAATGTAACTGGACCAAATAAAATAGACTTGGATTCACTTGGCTTAATTTCAAGCTGGATGTTTTATTTTCAAAGAAGTGATGTTAATTTACGTAATGAATGGACAAATTATACTAATTGGCCATATGATTATTTGCCTTCAAATGTGACTCCCGCTCCAACGTACGGTAATTATACTTTAAATAATGGTGAAACTATTGGTCCGGGGGTCAATCCTAATGGTCTTTTAACAGGCTTTATGACTTCAGGGAGTTTCAATATTCAAAATGTTAAGGAAATTTTAATTGGGATGGGGATTTTATTAGATGGACAATACAGAGAAAATGTATTAGACGTTGGAATATTTAATTATATAGAAAAATTTACTAGAACCGCTGGCGCAGCACCAAGCGGGTTGTATTGTTATAATTTTTGTTTGAATACATCACCATTGGATCTTCAACCGTCTGGTGCAATTAATATGAATCGTTTCACACAAGTACAATTGGATTTTACAACAAATATTCCTGCGTTAGATCCATTAGCACAGGTATTAACAATATGTGACCCAGAATCCGGAGATATTGTTGGTATAAATAAACCTACCTGGAGAATTTATGATTATAATTACAATCTTTATGTAATTGAAGAACGAATTAATATGGTAGTATTTGTTGGTGGAAATGCAGGATTGATGTATGCGACCTAGCAACTTTTAGAAAAAGTTGCACAAAAATATAACACCAATATTATAAATAACGCCAAATCGTTTGAGTATAAATAAATTTACAAAATAAATATATTAAAACGGCAATATAAGCATCAAAAATAATAATAATACATTTATTACTATTATTTTCAATGTTATAATAATACCATGGAATTGCAAGCGCACCATAAGCAAGCTGTGCAATTTGAATAATTGTAACATAAATCTTATATTTTCGTATTTTATTACTAATGTTTGGAAACATACAACAAAAATAATATAAATACATTATGGAATGTACACCGGAATTCAATAGACTTGCAAAATAAATTGCATCTAATTTATATACATAACCTAAATGCCATATAAATGTAGCTCCCATGTGATGGAATTTCTGCAGGAAAATTGGTTCCTTTTTTTTAGCATATAAAATAAAGGTATCTATAAATTCATAATACTTAGAAAGATAAAACCAAAACAGTAGTTGTTCTATGCCCGGCATATTAAAGTAATATTGTGATCCTGCATATACCGGATTATGTATAAATACATTTAACAAATTTATAAAAGTATACAAACTAAATAATTGTAAAAATAAATTGTGACATATTGAAAATCTATGCAATATATCAGGATTTATCATTTGTAACTCTTTTTTTGACACATTTAAATAAAACATATTTATGCATGTTGGATATAATAAATGAAACATTATATTCACTACCGTATATGATCTAATTATAATATTAATATTCTTTTATATTAGTTGTAATTATTGTTTTGATAGGTTCTTTAAGTTATTTGGACAATTTATTATATTAACTTTATTTTTTTTCCAAAAGTATTTTGGGATTTTCAATTTTGGACATTTTTTTTGTCCATTTTTTGAAACCCCCGAAAGACTTTGTAAAAATATAAGTTTTGTGACCATAATTGAAATTTATCGTCTGATCACCAAAAAAATAATTATAGTTTTGTTATGATAAATTTTTTATAAATACTTAAATATCTTTTCTCAATGGAAACAAATGGAAACTTTAGGAAATGGTTTAGTGGCAAAAAATGGCAAAAATAAAGGCAAACAGTATTGTTGTCAACATTGTGATTATATATGCGTTAAAAAATATAACTGGACAAAACATCTTTTAACCGATAAACACAAAAACGCAGTTTTGGAAATAACTTGTTGCAAAAAATGGCAAAATATGGCAACAAATTTTAAATGTGATTTTTGTAATAAAATATATGTTACAACTTCAGGATTATGGAAACATCAAAAAAAATGTCAGGCTTATATTGTACAAAATGATATAATAAATATTGAAAGCTCTAATAATAATAACAGCAAATTGATGCAAAACTCAGATCTGGTTAATTTAACCAATTTAATATGTGAATTAGTTAAAACAAATACAGATATTCAAAAATCGGTAATTGAATTATGTAAAAATGGAACGTCTAATAATATTGTTAATAGTAATAACGTAAATAGTAATAATAAAACATTCAATTTACAGGTCTTTTTAAATGAAACGTGTAAAGACGCAATGAATATTAGTGATTTTGTAGAATCAGTAAAATTACAGGTATCTGATCTTGAAAATGTTGGGAAAGTTGGTTATATTGAAGGTATATCCAATATAATCATTAAAAACTTAAAAGAAATGGATGTAGAAAAAAGACCTGTTCATTGTACTGACCAGAAGAGAGAAGTCATGTACGTAAAAGATGAAAATATATGGGAAAAGGAAGATGAAAATAATAAGAAATTACGAAAAGCAATACGCACTATTGCTCATAAAAATATTTGTATGCTAAAAGCTTTTAGAGAAAAATATCCCGATTGTGAAGAATATGATTCTAAAAAAAATAGTCAATACAATAAAATTGTTTATGAATCAATGGGTGGAAAAGGTGATAATGACTATGATAAAGAGACAAAAATAATTAAAAAAATTGCAAAACAAGTAACAATTGATAAATATTGATAAAATATTGCTACACTATTTTATAAAATAAAATTTATTTCAAATATGCATTAGATGCCAATGGTCCTTCGTCAGTAAATTGTCCAGTCGCACTATATCTTTTGTCATATTTTGGCATAAAATTTAACCCTGCTGGTTTGTATCTTTCATCAAATAATTCTTGCCCTGCTTTGAAATCACTTATCCAAGTATTTACTCCGAAATTTGCTTCTAATGGTTTATCTAATAATTTTTTATTTGACGTAAATAATTTAGCTTGAGTTCCAATATCAGTTGTTAACGTAGAATAAGTTGGTGTTACACCCCATGTTAATTTTCCCGCATCATTTTCTCCAGGAACATTATCAGTTTGCGGTGACTTATTATAAGAACCATATAAATTAGATCCATATGGGTTACAACCACGACAATCAATATCAGCCATACATTGTTCACCAGAAATAGCACATCTGGCTGTAGCCGGAGCACAAAAATTTTTACAACTATATTTAGTTGTTAAAGGTAAGTCCACAGTGTGTGTTGTTGTTGGTGAACCAGTATCCTTATAAAGCGCAATATTTGAATCAAAACATTCAACGTAATAACCCTTTTTAATTAAAAAATCAATATATTTAAAAATATTAAACAAAATAACTACTGAAAATACCGCTAAAATTATTACGAAGTACTGTTTTTTATTTAATTTCATCAATTGTTATATAATTATTTTATATTTTATTTTTACTTTATCAATAATATTATATCATTTAATTATAAGTATAATAAACAATGGCAAATACAAATGTAAGTAATGAAACTAAAGAACTTGATGCAAAAAAACAAGAAACAAATTCTATTAAACCAAATATAAGTGTTAAAAATGTATTGTCTTTTATATATTCTCTAGTGTCATTAATATTATTTATTATATTATATTTCATATTTGGTTCTATTGTTTTATATGAATGTAAATTAGCACAATCAAATATTGTACCAACTAATTTAGAATGTTACCCATATACAAATAGTTATCCAGAAATAAAAACAGTTTTAACAAATATTTTTGTTACTAATACAGATCCACAAGAATCTGTAAAATTAAGCTTTCCTTATAATGAAGCAAATTCAACAAATACATTTTTAGAAATGTTCCGTAATTACAAGGAAAATCCTAATGCAACTTCTTTTTTGATTTACCTGATATCAATTTTAGAAGGTATAATTAATTATAGTAATAATTCAATAACTTCATTTTTTAACTTTTTAAATAATATTCCAGAAATATTAATTGTATTATTAGGACCAATAATTTCACTTTTTTACTTCCTAATATCACCTTTAATTGGTATATTAGCGTTTTGTTATTATTATTTTAGTGAAATGAGTTGGCTTTTCAAAACTAATACAAACACAAATGAAACTGGTAAACCTATTTGGAGTGATTTGAATTTTTTGAATCCAACAGGATACATTAGTTCTCTTTTTTTAGCGGGAGGATTTTTTATGTTATTTTGGATTTTATTATTTACAGTAGCTCCATTTATTCCAATATTAATTTTTTATGTATGTTTATTTATGACTTTTGGATATACTGGTGAAATCAATAATAAATCAGTTACATTGGGAACAATTATTAAAGAAACGTTTAAAAATTATAAAGTGACAATATCAACAATTTTAACAATATTTATTATATTATCTACTTTTAGTAATTTGGGGGTTATTCCTGGAATATTTTCATTATTTACAGTTCTTTTAATTGCTTTTAATTTCATTAAATTAAATATTTTTGAAAGTACTATACCAAACAACTTGTCTCCTTTAACTAGTTATAAACAAGCAATTAAAAAATGTACATTAGGTAAACCGAAAACAATTTTGAGTCAAGTTACAAATTTGTTTAAAGATGTAAACGGAGATAAAATTGGAAGTGAACTGAAAAAATTAGGAACAAAATTTGGAACGAACCTAGCAAAAAAATTGGACACAAAATTAGACACAAAATTAGCAACAAATTTTACAAAAATAAATAAATAATAATTTTTCAATATAATAATATAAATATTTTACAAATGTTTATATTATTGTAAATAATATTTAATGGCTTCAAATAAAGATTATCCATTAGTAAGTATTTGTACGCCAACTTTTAATAGAAGACCGTTTATACCTTATTTGATAAAATGTTTTGAACATCAAACATATCCAAAAAACAAAATAGAATGGATAATTATAGATGACGGTACAGATAAAGTTGAAGATTTATTTTTACCATTAATTGGAAAAACATATGATAATCAATCTTTTGAATTAAAATATTTTAAATATGATACAAAAATGACATTAGGAAAAAAACGAAATCTCGCTCATAAAAAATGTAACGGTGAAATAATTTTGTATATGGATGATGACGATTATTACCCACCTGAAAGAATAATTCACGCGGTTGAAAGTTTACAAAATAATCCACGTGCTATGTGTGCCGGTTCAAGCATAATGTACATTTATTTTAAACATATAAATGAAATGTATAAATTTGGACCGTATGGCCCAAATCATTCTACGGCAGCTACGTTTGCGTTTAGAAAAGAACTTTTAAAAGATACAAGATATGATGACGAAGCTTGTCTAGCAGAAGAAAAGACTTTTTTAAAAAATTATACTATTCCATTTGTTCAATTAGATCCTTTAAAATCTATTTTGGTTTTTTCACATATTCACAATTCATTTGATAAAAAAACATTATTGAAAGATGGTATAAACAAATATGTTAATAAAAGTAATTTATCTGTTGATGAAATCGTAAAAGAAAAAGATATATATAATTTTTTTACAAAAGATATTGAACAATTGCTTGAAATATATGAACCAGGCAAACCAGAATTTAAACCAGATGTATTAAACCAAATGAATGAAATTAAAGAAAAGAGAGAACTATTAATAAAAGAGCATAACAAACAAATACGTGAACAACATTCAAAAAATAACCAAATAAATACAAAAACAACAAATGAAATGACATTGCTAATAAATGAATTGTTATTAGAAAATACTCAATTAAAAGATAAAATAAAATATCTAGAAGATAAAATAAAAAAAATAATATCGCAAAAAATTGAAGAAATAAAAATAAATAAATCTTAATAAAAATAATAAAAAATAAACTTAAAGATATTAATAATATAACTATATTATTAATAAGAAGTTATATTATTATTAAAATATGTATTACGAAGACAGCTTTCACCCAAATGAAGAAAACGATGTTTTAAATCACCAAAAAAAAGAATTAAACAATATTAAATCTAACGATCCTGGTTATGGATATATTTTTATCAATAAAATTTTACCGTCTGGTAAGAATAAGAAAACCCGAGTTGATTGTTATTCTACATCAGTATCAGGATCAAATATTAGAAACGCCGAAACTGGCGACTATTACAAATATAAAGTAGGAAGTAAAGACGAAGATCTATTTTTTAAAATAGCATTAGCATCTGGAAATCTAAAAACCAAAAATAATTCCAACCTTCTTTTTTATGATAGTCCTGAACAATTTGAAAAACATTTAATGATTGAATTAGATACCTATATAAAAGAACAATGGGTAGATAAAAAGAAGAACATGCTGATTTCAAAAAAGTAAAAATAATATAAACATAAATATATTTATTATATATAATATATTTATGTATACAACACCATTATTGTATTTTTTATTTTTAATTAACAATAATCCAAATATAAACCATTTTTTATCAGAACAAACTGAATCACAATACAATAAAATTAATATTAGCAACGCTGGTAAAGATTTACGATGTCAATATACTCCCGATGAAAATTTAAATAAATTATTATTATTGTATAAAATTAAGAAAAATTACATTATCAAAAATTTATTAGAAGAATTAGAAAAAAATACTACAAACATTTATAATAAATTAGAATTACTTGAAAAGCATTCTTATTTATATAAGAATCAAACGTCTATTACTACGGTTGATTTATTTGCAGGAAATCTATTAGAAAATTTTTACTGTGATAATTACGAATAAATTATGTATCAAAATCGCAATCACCTTCATACATCATATCACAATCAGCATCCATTTCAGGTTCTTTGTATACTATATCAGCAGCATCTTCTTTCATATATTTATCTAAATAACGATAAATTCTATTAATATCTAATTTGTTAATTTCATAATTTTCAAACAAATTATATATTTGATTTTCGTCATGTGTATTTTTAATAGACAATAAAAACCCAAACAAATCTTTTTTATCCATAGATAATTGTTGACACAAATCTTGTATAAAAATAGTATTATTATATTCAGTTGAATATTTAGTTAGTACTTTCGTGAAACGAACTTCATTAGGACCACTAGATTGTGATTGTTTGTTATTTATTTTATTTTTATTAGATTCATTCAAATAATCGTGATATATTTTATTATTTTTAAAAGTTTTAATTAAACTGCTCATTTCATTGAATTGCCATATTTGTTTTTGAAAAGTTATTCTATCAATATAATCAGAAAAACATATGTTATCTAACTGATTTATATATAAAGGTATAGATTCTGTCTTTTTTATCTTATCAAATTTATCAATAATATTTTCATGCCATAATAAACCTACACTAGTTCTGTCTGTATCATTCATTACGTTATTATGTTGTTCAATATTATAATAATTATTTAATAATTTATAAGTAATTTTTTTAGTATCGTCATTGTATGATTTTAGTTGAAAAATATTTTCTATTATGTTTGTTGAAAATAGTTCTGGTTTATTTAAATAAATTTTATAAATATTATTCAGTTTTCTAATATCAAATTGCACGTATTGAATTAATTTATTTTTTATATTCTCATCTAGTGATGGTAATATATTATTTATTAGCAAGTTCATTTGTTTTTCACTAGGTGTATTTAATTCAATTATGTTACAAACCTTCATCAATTCTTTTATTTTTTTGTCTACTTTATAATTTCCTATACAAATAATTGGTACCATAGTCATCTCTTCTAATTTTTGTTTTTTAGTTTTTTTAGGCCGAATAAGTTTAATTAAAGTGTTAATACCTCCTTTATCACCATTATTCATACCATCTATTTCATCCATAATAATTGCAATTTTTTTTATTTTTTTATTGAATATACTCATTATATTTTTATCAGCCATATTATATTTGGTAATTTCGTCAATTACCGTTTTATTGCGTATATCACCAGCATCATATTTAATAATATCATAATTTAAATCTTTTAAAATATTAGTAACAAACATTGATTTTCCTGTACCAGGATCACCGTATACATAAATTCCTTTCTTAAAAGCCAAATTAGTTTTGTTTAATTCAAAATTAATGAGAATTTCTTTAATAAAATTTGCCTTCTCTTCTCTCTCTAATAATTTATTTAAATTTAAAGTTTCCATCTTATATGTATAAAAGTTTTCTTTTTATGCCGATTTTGACACAAACGTTGTACTTTTAAAAATTCGTTTAACGTATTACGACATTTCATAGATTCATTTTTAATGCAATAATCATTTAAAAAATAGAAATAATTTTTATAGATTAATTTTTTGTATATGTAAGTTTTAAATTTTAAAAATTGAGTATAAAAATCTTTTAAAATATGTAAAAAAACGTAGTCGTTGTCGCGTCTAATAATGTCACGAATAAAATTTTCAAATTGATTTATTGGTATATGTTTTTTGATGATATAATGATAATTCTCATAATAATATTTATTTAAAAATAAAAGTGCCGATTTGGGTAGAAATGATTTAATAATATTTATAAGTTCCTTTGGTAATAATTGAATTCTTGATATTTCCATTGTAATTATATATCATTTATATAATTACAAAAATTATTATTATATAATTATTTTTATTTATTTACAAGGGTTATTTACACCATATGTCAATCCGTCCCATGATACTTTGCAATTATTAGCCCATTTATATTTTGCGCAATTACCATTTACACCAGCAAAAGGTGCTTTATTGAAATTCATAATTAAATGTTCATCATTACCTTGAGGTTGACAAACTCCTAAATCTTTTACATTTGTACATCTTAAATTATCGCCTGATCCGTCACTTACCCAATAGTCTGGGCAAGCATTTGTTACAGGAGGCCAATTAGCTGTTGTTGCAGATTTATATAAAGCGTATGCAATAAGTATAATAGTTATGAAAAGGATTACAATGGATGTAATAAAAACAGTTTTTTGGAAAGGACCAAAAAATGTTTTTGTTTTATCTAAACCTACAGAAATAACTATTAATCCAATTATTAAAATAACAATTATAACTAAAATTAATTTATTAAAAGGAGACATTATTTATATTATAATAAATAAATATAAAATATTTTTATAGTTGATTAATATAAATGAATAAAATTAATAATGGTAGAGTTGATATAAAAACTCCAAATACTTCAAATTTATTTGCAATGTATGATAAAATTCCAGCTAATCAATGTGTAACATTTAGGAACCCAACTGAAGGATTATGGGATGAAACATATTTATCAAAAGCTTTTTTCTCTCATCAAAATATTCAAATTATTCAAAATGGTATACGCGCTGGTGTTTATCATAGATCAAATGGACAATATGTAATAGGACCACAAGATTGCGACTCATTAAAAATAATAATGCGAAGTGTATATTTACAATACGCAGCAAATCAACCAACTAATATAACACAGCAAATTGAAGAATTAAATAAAATTGTTTTGAATTATTGTATTCAACAAGTTTATGGAGAGGCTCAGGGATATATTAAATATATTGATGACGCAAGTACACTTGTTGTACCTATAGCACATCCAGTAATGGCAAATAATACAGATCGCACATTAGAATTAAAAACATGGTTTGGTAACAGCAATAATTTTGACGGAATGATCGGCTAAAATTCTAGTTTTATAAATAATATTTATTTATATTAAATGCAAATATTATTGGAAGCACTAATTGTTGCTTTATACACAACAATTTTATTCCAAATATTATCAACATTTATTAATAATAAATATTTGCTGTTATACACGTTAGGGTTCTGTAAACATTTTCTCTCATATTACTTGTATATTCATGATTTATATTGTAATAGTGGTTATGCGTGCAAAAAAATATTACATAATCACAGTGATGAAGCAGTATACAAATCGCAAAATAGGTTTTTATTGTTAGAAAGTTTACTGGAAGGAGTATGGTTTTTAATTGCGGGAACAATAGTAACTTCATTAATAAATAAATCAAAATGGTTTGGTGCAATTTTTGCGTTAGGCTTTGTTACTCACTTAATAAGTGAAATGATATATATTCATGATTACTTTTGTAGTCAGAATTGTAAAGTATTTAGATACTAATATTGTTAATTATTATTTTTATTATTATATTTATATTATTATATAGATATAATATGAGTCTTGTTAGAACAAATGTAAATAAAATCGCTAATTGCGAACCAGATACTGGTTTGTTTTTCTCTACGTTAGCAGAAAAATACAATGCGTCATTAACAATGGTAGAGTTAACACAAGAAGAAGAAGATTTTTTAAATGACGTATCTAACGATATCAATAATAACCTTGTGAAACAACAATTAGTATTAAACGTAGAAGACTTTAAAAATAGTGTCAAAAAAATTTATTCTATCATAAAAAGCAATGGTCAATTTGGTGGAGTAGATCCTTATGATGAATCTATTGTTCAATATCAAACTCAAAGAAAATTTAAGATTAATAATTATGATCTAATAGCTGCAGGGTCATTTATATTAGGCTTACTTTGTATTGTTATTGCTTGGTATAAATTAACAAATGTTCTCTCCCTTATACCATTAAGTGATAATTTTAATGATGAGGTGAAAAAAGCATTTTATGATAATTTAAAAAATGTTCCTATTCAAAATTTGAATTTGTTTGCTTATATTTTTAAAGTTATGACTGGTATGACAGGTCAAATACTTATGTCACAACAAGAATCTATACAATTATTTTTAAAAGACATTTTGTATAATGTAGTAAAAAATGCATCGGGTCAAGCAATAGCAAATTGTTTTAATAAAACCCCAACATCTTATTTTGGAGCAATAACAAATATAGTAACGGCTTATGTAAGTCCACGAGCAGTTCAAAATTGTATTCTTCAAACCGGTAAAGAATATGTGAATTACCAGATGAATCTTTTGACTATAAATATTTCTTCTAACATGGATTCAATTAGTAATTTAACAACTTTTGGTACAAGATTAACATATGCATCAGTTGGATACATAAGTTATAGAATTGGGTTACTACGCTCGCCAGCAATTTCCAATTATCAAAGAAGACAAGTAGAAAGAGGTGGATACAAGAGAAAGTCATCCAAGAAAACTAAGAAATCTAATAAAACCAAAAAATCCAAGAGAACCAATAAATCTAAGAAATCCACACACAGAAAAAAAAATAGAACATAAACTTGTTAATAAAATTAGATCTTGTTTCATTTCAAATGCCGATTATTTATAGAGATTTTTATAAATAATCATGTATACATTTATACATTTTCTTGACTTTTCTACGGAAGAAAAAAAAAGATGTACTTTAGAGAATTTAGGAATATAATGAAAAGACAAGAATATAAAACCTTAAAAATTATACTAAAACCTATTATTTTTAATTGTAATATGATAATAATATTACAAACATTTGTTTTAGCTATATTTTTACGTTTATAAAAACCTACATATTTAATAAAAAAAAATTATCTTTATATTTTATATGAGTTTTACGTCAGATTATTTATTATACACTAAAGGCGATCTAATTAACAACGTTAAAGACGTTGTTACAAATTCTTTTTATCAAATTGATAATAAAAATCAGGTCAATATAAGCGCAACAGACGCAAATGTTTATTATTTAGATAAAATATTGAAAGAGAATGCGACAGACGTTTATTACTTTAATCCAATGAAAGAACACACGTTTGATAACAAGAGTGGAGTAATAACAAAAGCAGGTGATAAGACACCAAATGTTCCACATCTCACAAAAAAGATAACCGCAACAGATTTGCTTACAAAATATAATATATATAAGGTATTTGTTCAATTAAACAGAGGAAGTTTCTTGTCCTATGTCCCTATTGTTGGATCCTCAATTAATACAGGACTTGGTTTTGTACCTGGCTCTGGATTATTAACTGACACACTAAATGTGACTAAAAATATTGGAACTGGAACTGCAAACGCACTTATCGGAAGAGGAGGTTATGGTAAAAGAAAACGAAAAACGAACAAGAATAATAGAAAAACCAGAAAAACCAGAAAAACCAGAAAAACCAGAAAAACCAGAAAAACCAGAAAAACAAGAAAAACAAAGAAGTAAATATATGGTGTTTGAAATAAAAAAGTTTATTTTTTATACATTACAGTATTACAGTATTACACTATTACACTAAATTATAAGTTGGCTCTTTGTCTTCAATGGACCCTTAGAAACAATTTTCTTTTTTGTTTTGGATGCGCCGGATTTTTCTGATCCATCCAAACCATTCATCAACCTTTCACGCGTTTCTTTATATTCCAAGTATTCTTCTTTAAATGCTTCCAATTCAGTTAACCACATTTGATGTGTTGTAGTATTTTTAACGCTTTCTAATTCACCCGATTTATTTTCATGTTCTTTGTTTAATTTATCCACATTTTCCTCTGTAACACTATCCATCGGCATCTTCGTTAAATATTTGAACTCATTGTCTACCATATCATAATTCTTTTCTTTCAACATTTTCATTACTTCATCACTCTTCTTTTTTCTTAGATCAACCGTTCCTTCCAAAATTTCCATAATGTATTTGGCTTTATTGGACAAAACAACTAATTCTTTTTCCAAAGTTTTAACCATATAATCTTTTCTTGTTTTATACAGTTTCAATCTAGTTTCATAATAATCATCAATAATATGTTCAATCTTTTCGTATTTTTTAAGTTTATCCTCTGAATCAAATAAGTGCATATTACTAGTTGAATTTGTAGTAAATAATTTTAATAATTTTTCTACACCGTTACAATTATGATCTAATTTAGTAGATTCCAATTCATCCAATTTGCCTTTTGCGAATGTAATATTAAAATCAATATTTGTGTCTCTGCTCATATCATCATAATCTTTAACAACTGGTACTATTTTTTTACCATCTTTATCTAATCCAGGATCAATCAAAGTTTCCAATAATTCTTTAAAATCTTCTGTCCAATAACCAACTGGTAATTCTGTAACTCTTATTTTATCTGGACCACATTTTTCATAAGAACCTTTTATTAAGAATTTACCTTCAGATATTTTTTGAACAGTTCCTTTAAAACCTTCATAGTATGGTATAAACTCAAAATCATTGGTTGTGGTTGATAGTGCCAGTTTAGATTTCAAGTATTTTATAATATCCAAAGGATTATAACACATAATATCAGTACTAAAACCAGTACCAATACCCTTTGATCCATTTACCAAAACCATTGGGATTATAGGCGCATAAAATATGGGTTCCACTAATAAACCATCATCGTTGAGGTATTGTAAAATAGCATCATCTGTTGCAGGGAATATAGTACGCGTAATTTTATTGAGACAAGTAAATATATATCTTTCTGATGCACTATCTTTACCGCCTTGTAATCTTGTGCCAAATTGTCCATTCGGCATCAGTAAATTAATATTGTTTGAACCTACAAAATTTTGTGCCATTCCTACAATAGCAGCATTTAAACTAGCTTCTCCATGATGATAACCAGAATGCTCTGAAACATAACCACTAAATTGTGCTACCTTTATTTCAGAATTTAAGTTCTTTTTAAACGCCGAATACAAAATTTTTCGTAAACTAATTTTCAGTCCATCCATTAAATTTGGAATGCTTCTATCGCAATCATATTTTGAAAAATGAATTAATTCTTTATCAATAAATTCTTCGTAACTCACTTTTGAATCACTTGTATTTAAATAAGACTTACGATCGTATTTTTCAAGCCATTCTTTTCTATCATCTGCACGTTTCTTATTAAATACCATATCAATAGAATCGTCACTTTTTTTACCGTTGTGTTCAAAACCAACAATCTTTTTATTTTCAAAATATTCACGAAATTCTTTACCAGTACTAGTACCTAAACCCTTATAATATTTGATTTTCCACCCCTTCAAATCAGTTGTTGAATTGTTTTCGTTTTCTTGTTCTTTCCATTGTTCATATTCTCCTTCATTATAAAACATAAGCTCTTTGTCTCCTTTTTTTGCTTTTAAAATGGGTGTATTCATGAATCCAATAAACAGTGGAATTTCTGTTAGTGAAGGCCATTCCGATTGAAATAAATTGACGCCAAGACCTTTAATATGACTACCATCTGTATCTTGATCAGTCATAAATAAAACTCTCCCATATCTCAAATTTTTATATACGTCTTCTATGGTTTTATATTGTTTGCCTGTTTCTAAACCCAGGATTTTTTTTATTTCTGTAATTTCTTTATTTTCGGATATTTTTTTGATATTTTCACCACGAACATTTAATATCTTACCTTTCATCGGATAAACGCCGATTATGTTACGATCTTCAGACGATAATCCTGAAATAATACCTGCCTTTGCTGAATCACCTTCACAAAATATGATAGTACAATCTTTTGATTTTTCTGTACCAGCCCAATTAGCATCTGTTAATTTAGGAATACCACGAATACTTTTTGTTTTGGAACCATCTGTTTTCTTTGCGGCTTTATTTTCTTTAACTTCAGTGAGTGCACACGCTGCGTCCATTACACCCATTTTAGCGACCTTTTCAATAAATTTATCAGTTACTTCACATTTAGAACCAAATTTGGAAGACGGAGTATTCATGAAATCTTTCGTTTGACTATCAAATGCAGGATTTTCAATGTCGCATCTAATAAACAAAATCAACTGTTCTTTAATTGTATTAGGGTTAACCTTGATTTTTTTCTTTTTCTCAATAAATTCACAAAGTTTTCGCGTGATTTGATTCAAAATATATTCTACATGTTTACCACCTTTAGCAGTATGAATGCCATTTACAAATGAAACTTGAATAAATTCGTTACTAGGTGTTAATGCAACAGCATATTCCCAACGTTCGCCATTTTCTTCATAAACACGAGTGGTTTCATTTTTATCTCCAATGTACATATCAATATATTGTTGAAAATTTTTCACCGGAATTAAATTAGAATTGTATTTTACTTTTAATGATTTATCAGTTACTGCCGCTACATCATATACTCTTTTTTTTAACAACGCAATCAAATCCGGTGTCAACCCTTGAATTCCGAGCCTTTGATAATCAGGTTTAAAAGTGATTTTTGTATAAGGTTTTGTTTTACATTTAGTAATAACGGGTTTACAAATTTCATCCAAATTATTTTTAAATTCTTGTGTATATTTCAATCCACGTACGTGATCAACCGTTTCAATAGAACCAAATGTAGACCAAATAAGCACTAGTTTAAAACCAAACCCATTTTTCCCACCAACTATTTTTTTTTCTGTTTTATCATAATTAGTAGATGTTCTAAGATGTCCGAAAATCAACTCAGGAATCCATATTTTGTATTCAGGATGTTGGGCGACATCAATACCATTTCCATCATTAATCATAACAATTGTTCCGTCACTTTGAATAGATATGTCAATACAGCTAACTGGTAAAGCGTTTGTGGCGCCATTTTTAATTGCTTGATTCATTCTTACAACGTGATCTCTACAATTCACAATACCTTCATCAAATAATTTAAATAATCCTGGAATATATTTAATATTTTTTTCAATAATTTTGCATCCAGTGACATTGTCACTAGGATCATTATCATTAATAATCCAAACATTGCTATCAACTTCTTCAACAGATCCAATGTAAGTATCTGGATTATCAAGAATGTGCTGCTTGTCGGTTTTTTGTTGGTATTTATTAGCAAGGGTTAAATCAGATGAACTCATTTTAAGTATTAAACGTATAAGTATACATGTACGTGTATTTTTTAAATAGGTTTCATTTTTATTTTTTACTATTTGATAAAAATAATTATATAAATAATATTTAATAAATATTAGAAAAATGGAATATATAAATGTTAATAAAGCTTCTCCAGTAAAACGTTATAAACAAGTTATTGATAATGCTATTTATGGTGACAAACGAATATGTTATTGTCAACCAGAAATATTTAAGAATGCATCTGCGAATCCAAATGGTGCATATAATTCGCAAAATATGAGAATATCTACTATTGTTAAAAATTTTAAAGGTGGACAACTTCAATTTGGTAATACTTATTTAGGAACAAGTACTGGGCTTGAATTAAATTATTTAGGACGTTTGGAAGGAATGCCTGGGGGAAGTGGTAAACCTATTAAAAACAAATTTTAAAATTTTTTCTCTCGTAATTTTATATGACTCGTTTTACTAAAACTGCTTCTGGTAAATATATGGTCCAAGGAAAAAGTTACGAAATGTTAATGGGATCTCGCGCTCAAGTTTGGCATGGAACTGCGTACAAAACCTCTGGAGGTTTAACCAAAACACATTTAATGCAAAATAAATCAGGACGTATTGTTTCAAAGGAAAAACACAATACTGCCAAAAAAGAGAGACGACTTGTTAAGGCTGGTTATGGAACTAAAAAAGGAAAGTTTGGATTCGTTTTGTTAGGTAAAAGTCGCAAACATAACGGTCGCAGAACTCGCAGTCGCAAACACAAGGGTGGAAGTGGTATCAGTCAATCATTAAGTCCATCAACTTATGATGGAGAAGGCGTTGGAACCTCAGGTGTCAACCTTCAATTTGTTGCAGGTAATGCCGCATAAATCTAATAATAAATTCACCATTTTATTTATTATTGTAGATCAAAATTATTTTTTGGTATTGGGTAGTGATGTTGGTATTTTATTGGTATTGGTATTTTTATCTAGAATATACTGACCGCACGGTCCGCAATGATCTTCGTTAGATAGATCTACCTTTTTATTGAGTTTTTTATTACAATAATCTATATTCCAACGACCTAAGATTTTTTTTTCTTCTTGACTCACAATTTTATTTATTGTATTCTTTACAAATTTTATTCCAAACATAATGATAATAATATAATATATAATATATAATATTATCATTAAATCATTTTATTAAAAAATCAATATAAATATTTTTCAAAATGTAAAATTATAAAATGTATCGTTCTATCTTTAATCGTGTAAAAAGAATAATACCTAAAATTTCAGAAACTGAAATAATTGCATTAAAATCAGGAGGAGTTTCAGTAGATAGAGAGTTGTTCAAAGGTAAAATAAATTATTCTAACCTTTATAAACCATTTGTAAAATCTACTGAAAACCCCATGGAAAAAGAAACTGAAGAATTATTAAGAAAATTTGGTTCAGGTTCTATTTATCCAGATAAAAATATATACAATGTAATGAGTTATTTAGGTAAAAAAGGGTTTTTGAGTATGATCATAGATAAAAAATATAATGGTAATCGTATTTCTATAGAATCACAATCAAAAATTTTATCAAAAATATCATCATATAATCCATCGCTAGGCGTTGCAACTATGGTGCCTAATTCATTAGGTCCTGCTGAATTGCTGCAACATTACGGGACGCAAATGCAAAAAGATTATTATTTACCAAAATTAGCAGACGGAACTTTCATACCATGTTTCGGTTTAACAGGTCCAAATAATGGTAGTGACGCGGTTGGAAAAATAGATGAAGGATATGTAGAAAAAATAAACGGCAAAATTAAAATACGTATTACATTAAATAAACGGTACATCACTTTGGCACCTGTATCAAATTTAATAGGCATAGCGTTCAAATTGAATGACCCAAATGGATTATTAACAAATAGTAAAGAAGGAATTACATTAGCTTTGGTAGAAAATTTCCAAGAAGGTTTATTACAAGAAACGTATCACAATCCAAACAATGCTGGATTTCCAAATGGCACAATAAAAGGAACTATCTTTATAGATCCTGAGCAAGTTATTGGCGGTCAAGATAAGATAGGAGAAGGATGGAAAATGCTTATGGAATGCTTAGCAGTTGGGCGCGGTGTTAGTTTACCAGCAACAGCAAACGGCTCTTCTAAGTTTATAACTCAATCTATCATGAATTACATTAATTTAAGAACTCAATTCAATATGCACATTGGTAACATGGAAGGTGTTAAAGAAAAATTTATTGACATGTATTTGAATACATGGATTATTCATGCCTCTGTAAAACTAACTAATCATATATTAGACAACGGATCAACACCATCAGTTATTACAGCTATTATGAAACAACAAACAACTGAACGCGCACGTATGATTTTAAATCATGGTATGGATATTTATTCTGGTAGTGGAATTTGTACAGGTGAAAATAATTTTTTAACTAAATTTTATAATTCTTCGCCAGTAGGAATTACTGTTGAAGGTTCTAATACATTAACCCGCAGTTTAATTATTTTCGGCCAAGGTTTAAATAAAAGTCACCCATATATTTTTCCTATTTTTGAGAGTATTCAAGATAACAATTTGGAAAATTTTAAAATAAATTTCAATAAATTAGTTACTGAAGTCATCACGAATTATATGCGTATTTTGATATCTATTAACATTTTCAACAATACAGACAACGCACAAAAACGGTTTGATGTTGCAACATTGAAATTTAGTGTGTTATCTAATTTCATTGCAATCATGGGAGGTAAAATAAAGGCAAAACAAATGATATCTGGTAATATGTCTGACATGTTGTCTAATTTATATTTAACTTACAGTTTGTTGTGGTATCACGCTCATTTTAGTGATAATTCAACTTTAATTTTACGAAACGAGTGTATTGATTATTTAATGAATGAGTTAGAATATAAAATGAATTTAATAATAGAAAATTATCCTATACAAATATTGCGTCCATTATTATATCCTTTGAAAAATAAATTAACTTATCCATCGTTGGAGAATAAAAATAAATTATATGATTTCATAATAAATAATGAAGAATTATACAATACATTTAAAAATGATATTTATTACAAAGATACAGTATTGGAAAAAATGGAACAATTAAAAAATAAAAATACAAACTCCCCTGATTACGAAAAACTATATCAGGATATTATTAAAGTTGGAGAATATCCTATTCAATAAATAATTTGATAAATTTTATTTTATTCATTTTCAATACTAATAAATGAATAAAACGCATAAACGTTAAATTACTATTGATAAACCCATGCCGTTTCAATAAATTTTTCATAAACAATGTATTTTGCAATTTTAGAATACAAAAATTTCTCAAAATAACGTTTGCTGACTATTAATTTGTTGGATTCATTATTGCAATATTTATAATAATAATTATACGCATCATCAAATGAAATAAGGGCAAGGTTGTGATTGGATTTGATTTGCGTTTTTATATAATCAAACGATTTTTCAATGTCGGCATTTTTATTCCAAAGATGACAAGAAACGTTCAATACATATTTATTTTCAACAATTTCAATATTCGGAAAAAAATGTTTTAATATTTTCAATACATTTTCTTCATTAATATTTCCATTGGATATCAATTTTTCATAGTGTGAGTTTGTTTGTGTCCACGTTTTAAATAACATACATAATTCATCTATTTCTAATTCATCAAAATTTTCGTTTTCGGTATTAGTGGTGGTATAGTTCTCTCCACTATTCTCTGTAACTTGAATTGTTTTATCCCAAAATTTAATAAAATCACTTTCAATAGGTAAATATTTACTTGTTAAGTTAGTAAAACAATCATTTTCTTCATCGTGATGGTACATTTCTTTTAATATATTCTTTAATGAATTAGAATAAATCATATTAGGTAAAGAATTTGCGGATAAAAATTGCTTCCATATAAAATGGAGATTTTTCCATTGAATCGTTGCATTCACATCATCAACTTTATTCAAATAACTTTCACAAAATTTTTCTATAATTTTTTCTTGGTTGTTAGAACGCAAATATAATACAAATTGTTTTAAATCTTCATCTGATTTATTTTCTAAAAATTTTTCTGAATTTTCATATCGTTTTGAATAATGACAAGCGACACACAATAAATCTAACCCTAATTTTTTAAGTTGCTCTTTCCATAATTCTTGTGAAAAATTTTCATTGATTTTTAATAAGCGATAATTTTCATATGAATTATTCTCATGATATTTAGTAACAAAATTATTTGTTGTGTTTGTATTTCCAATAGATAAGTAAGAGACACTATCTAAATCGCCCAAAAGTTTTTTCATATTTTGACTTACAAAAAATATAAGGTGAGAGTTTTTTTTAAATATATTATCGCCGATAATTGTTAAAAAATATTTTGCTTGGGTTTTAGAAGAAAATAAGGACGGGTAAATAAAATTCAATACATTTTGAATAGTATCGGTTTCAGGAATAGAATTCAATAAACTCCTTTCTTTGATTAGTTTGATTACATTAATTTTTGTTTTGTGTTTCCAATCTAGTAAAACTCTTTCTTTTGAAATTGAGGATAGAAGTTTATGTGTAATATCATCTTCTTTCACAATAAAATAATTTTTACCATCATATTCATAAAAAAACCCATTGCTTGAAAGATAATAATATTGATTCTTTGAGAGAAATACCTGAATAAAAATTTGTTGTTCATTACTTAGGAAATGGTTGCGATTTACCCGTTTATCGTGATTAATTTGTTCATTTTTTAAAGTGTTAGGTAAATAGTTGTTGATGTGAGTATGTATTCTTTGTAGCATGTATTCATTATTTTCATAGTTCTTGAAAATTTCTTTTAAAGAAGATATACATTTTTCTTGTAATTGGTATTGAACTTGTATTTGACTGGTTGAATCAGTTTCATACGTTTCTATAGACATTTCACTTATTATTTAATTTTTAATTAGTTTTTTAAATAATAATTTATATTAATAATATAATTATGAAAAAAAGTAACGTTAATCTACGTTATCTACCGAAGAGGTTAACAAAAAAAGATAAAAAAATGCAGTATGGAATGTTAATGAAATCTAGGAGATTATATAAAAAAGGAACATATTTTACAAGAAAACCATTAAGATCTTATAAAAATAAAACATCAAAACATATTTTACGCGCAAAAAAAATATATGGTGTAGAAAATATTGGTGCAACCAATCAACTTGCAAAAGCAACAGGATGTTCAAAAGAGGCATTAGGAGAAATTATACGAAAAGGTGAAGGAGCGTATTATTCTTCTGGATCCAGACCTAATCAAACCGCGCAATCATGGGGTGTAGCACGTTTAGCAAGTTCTATTACTTCTGGAAAAGCTGCTGCCGTAGATTTTTCAATTTTAGAACAAGGGTGTAAAAAAAACAGTAGAGCTTTGCGTTTAGCAAAAGTAGCTAAAAAGAAACATGGTCACGGAACAAGGCGAGTACCCAAGTCAAGAGTATAAACGTCAATAGTGCGTTTTTTTCAGTTGGATTAGATAGTGCGTTAATATTCTAATTTATAAAAATTATTTAGAAAACATAATGATTTAAAGATTATTATAAAAATTTAAATATAAATATTGATGTCAAATTTTGTAGATAAAACTCAAAACTTATCCTTAGATAATTCTTTTAATGATGGAAATGTGTTAACAATTAAAACAGTACAAATTGCCCCTTTTAGAACATTAATGACAGCTTTGAAAGATATTTTATTAGAAACAAATATTACTTTCCAACCAGATGGTATTCGTATTATTAACATGGATAAATCGCACACAATTTTGGCTCATTTATTTTTAGCAGCTCAAAATTTTGAGTTTTATGAATGCAAAAAAAGTAAAATTGTTATTGGTGTAAATATGTTTCATTTGTTTAAATTGATTAATTCTATTGATAATGATGATACATTGACAATTTATATTGAGAACTCTGACTATGTTGATGGAATTGTTTCGCATTTAGCATTGAAATTTGAAAATGGTGAAATTAAACAATGCAAAACACAAAAATTAAGATTGATTGAACCTGAACCAGAAGAGTTAGAATATCCAGATGTAAAGTTTTCTTCTATTATTAATTTACCATCTGCAGATTTTCAAAAAATAATTAGAGATTTGTCGTGCATTTCTGAGAAATTGGAAATAAAGTCTGTAGGGAATGAATTAATTTTTAAATGCTCTGGACAATTTGCTGCCGCAGAAATTCATCGCGCTGAATCCGATGGTAGCATGGGTTTTGTATTAAAACAAGATTCATCTAAAATAATTCAAGGTGAATTTTCATTGAAAAATCTAAGTTATTTTATTAAATGTACTAATTTATGTAATCAAATTGAAGTATATTTAGAAAATGACTTACCATTAGTAGTTAAATATGACGTTGCTAGTTTAGGTAGTATTAAGCTATGTCTTGCGCCATTACCGTCCTCATAGTAAATTGTGTATTATATAAAATAAATTATCACATTCAATAATAATTTTTATATTAGATTTTACAATCAAATAATTTTAATTTAATATTATTTGATTAATATATATATGTCAGAAGCAGGAACAGTTCCAATTACTTTACCTTTGACATCTACAAGTATTCCACCAGTGATTGTTTTTGATCCATCTGGTAACACTACTACTGCTAGTTTTACAGTCGGTGTACAACCTTATAATACTAACACAGAAACGGCATATTATGATATTTATAGTATTAAGCAAGGTCAATGGGTAGCGGGGTTTCAGGGTGGTTTCGCGTGGTTAATTGTTAGTGATCCAATAATCAATCCAGATGGTACAGTTAGATTAGATTTGTTAGATGTAAATAACTACAATTTTTATTTAGATAACAATAGTAATAATGGTAGTGTAAACCCAGATACAGATTATATTTTAATTGAATTAGGAATAAATAATGTGCCGTTATGTGTAGAACTATTAAATTCACCATTAGATCAAATAGTTATTGATTTGACTTCACGATTTCTATCTAACACACCTTTTTTTGGTGGAACTGGTTCGGGAAGTACTGGTGCACAAGGTAGTCAAGGATATCAAGGAGATACTGGTCCTACAGGCGCTCAAGGATTTCAAGGAGACACCGGACCTCAAGGCGCTCAAGGAGATACAGGTGTTCAAGGATTTCAAGGAGACACCGGACCTCAAGGCGCTCAAGGTGATACAGGTGCACAAGGTTTCCAAGGAGAAACCGGCGCTCAAGGTTTCCAAGGTTTAACTGGCGCTCAAGGATTTCAAGGAGATACCGGCGCACAAGGTTTCCAAGGAGAAACCGGTGCTCAAGGGTTCCAAGGTTTAACTGGCGCTCAAGGATTCCAAGGAGATACCGGCGCACAAGGGTTCCAAGGAGATACTGGCGCTCAAGGCTTCCAAGGAGATACAGGTGCACAAGGTTTCCAAGGTGATACAGGCGCACAAGGTTTCCAAGGTTTTACAGGCGCACAAGGATTCCAGGGTTTAACTGG